GTATTTTTCTTGCTGCTATCATTTTAGCAACAAATTCAACAGATTTAGGTTTACCTTTTTGAGCAATTGATATCTTTTCCCTGACACTTTGAGGATACCACTTACCGTTCAACTCTCCTACAATCGGACAACCAATACTTTTAAAAAATAAATGATACGCCGATTCTATTTCATATCTAAACTTTTCACTGTCTAAAAATTCTAGTGCAACAAATTCTGGATCAACTATTCCATGTTTTTTAGTAACTCCATCTTTATTTGATCTATGCTGGGTCATCCTTCTATATGGATTATTAGTAGACCCAACATAAACTATTTTTCCTTCTTTATCTTTAAGACAATAAATAGTTATCATGCTTGTATGCTCCATATTACAGAAATTGCATTTGTCCCAGATTCGGAACAAACTGATATATCTGTCCCATTTGTAAGGCTTTCAGACCGTCCTGGCTGCATCTGAATTCCAGAAGTGGCGGTTGCTGTAGCACCTTGTTTAATTCTAATGTTTGCTGTGTTTGCATCAGACGCTTGGATTAATGCACCGACTGCATTTGCAGGAGCTGTAAAAGTCTGCACTGTAGTTAAAGTTAATAGTTCAGCAAATGAACCAGTAAGTGCTCTTGGCTTTGTACTGTAAATAGCATCTGAAGCCGGGGTAACTGATAAGGACAGTGCCGCAGTTTTTATTCCTAAAGATGCTGGTAATTTTGCAGACATTGCTGTTTGAGTTGTCTCTAGATTAAATCCTGTAATAGCTGCTGGAGGAGTCAATGTTGTTAATTGAACTGCTGTTAATACTACTGGCGTAGAGGCTGCTGCTAAGGCTTGCCCAAGAGCAGGTACTTTTGTATTTATTGTGGATAAAGTAGATTCGGTAGAAAATCCCGTAATAGCTGCTGGAGGAGTCAAGGTTATTAATTGAGCTGCTGTTAGCACCATGGGTACAGAAGCTGCCGCAAGTGCCTGACCCAGTACTGGAATTTTAGCATCAATAGATGATAATGAGCTATTTCCAGTAGTCTGAAGTGCTGAGGTCGCAATGGATGTAGTATTTGTTGCTATAGTAGCAAGTGACGTGTTGCCTGTTGTTTGAAGTGTTGAAGTTGCCACACTTGTTAATTTTCCATCAATAGATGATAATGAGCTATTTCCAGCTGTTTGCAATGTTGAAGTTGAGGCAAGAGTTGGAAGTGTAATTGTTCCAGTTATATCTCTAATGCTACCGATATTATTTGAGCCAGCCGCAAGAGGATGGTCCATGTTTATAGTAGCGACTTTATTACTGGCAATTAAACTTATTACTGCTGTCCCTGTCGCAACCGTTGCACCCTTAAGCCTGCAATACGCATAGCCAACTACATTTATTTGACCTGATGTATTTGCTGTAAATGAAGATGCAGTGTTACCAGAAGCAAGTGCAACATAACTGGTTGTATACCAAGTTGAGTTATCTTGAGAAAGTTCAACCGTAATTGTTCCTGTCCATGTACCAGCTACTGTAAACGAAACGCTTCCACAATTTGTAGTTGCAATTTGTACCGATGATGTTCCTGTAATTGTTCCAGATGAAGCCGTGTCTACATTTAAAACAGGATTGCTTACCTTTAATTCATTTGCAGCGGTAACTGCCACAAGATTTGTTCCATCTCCAATAGCAATTGAATCATTTACATGAGAACTTGAAATATTTAAATCGCCAGAAGTAATAGTGATCGATGCTGCATCAACACCATGAAGGACCACTGGCATTGCCCTTGAATTGGCCGGAGTATCTAAATCTTCTAAAACAGTTGTAGCAATAGTTGTTCCACCGGATTTTCTATTATAGGTAATTGGAGATGGTGTTACCGATACGTTTAGCGATCCATCGGAATTATATGCAGGAGTAATTGCTCTCCATACAGTAAAGGTGTCTCCAACGGGAGATACACTTAATTCTACTGCCGTTATAATTGTATTAACATCAGGTACAGACAATACCCCAACGGTAGTTCCGTCAGACAACCTAATCATGTCATTTGCACTTGCACCATGCGAAGCACAAATAATAGTTCTTATATTTCCTGCACTAACAGTTAATGGCGATGCTGATATTTTATATAGCCCAGAAATTGTAACATCCAATGCATGTCTTCTTCCTGGCATCTCTTGGACGGTAACGTATCGTGCTTGATCTAATGATTGACTTTCTGTAAATCCAGATAATTTCTGTTGAAGTGCTTGTTGAGACTTGAATCCCTTGATGCTCATCCTAAACTCCTAAGTTTGGTGGTTTTATAAATGTATTTAAAGAATACTAAATATCGTTCGTACTTGCAATACCTTCAATAAAACTTTGAAGCGTATATGTTTCTCCGTCTTCATTTATAAAAGATTCGGCAATCCACAAATCACCATTCTCAGTTCTAAAGTAACATTCCCCAGTTTTCATACAAAACCTTTAATTAAAACGTAACCCATGACAGTACTAGTTCCAGGAGTAGACACCCTTGCTCGTATAAATTGAGCATTAAAATTCGTGGTAGTTGTTATTTGCTGTGTACTACTTGCAGATGCTAGAACCGTACTTCCGATATTATACCACGTAGTTCCGTTATCATCAGACCCCTCTAATTGCAATTGAGGTGACGTTGAGGTTGTTCCGATGTTAATTTGAATTTGAAAAAACTTACAACCTTGGACGTTCAGACTTGGAGTAACACTTGATGAAGTTGTTAGTACAATACTTCGATCAATTAATTGACGCATGCATAAACCGGAATCAGATGCTTGATTCCTGTTTATCGATCTTGTAAAAGAAGGAGATGTTCCAGTTATAGTTTGGACATATCTTATTCTTGTTCCAGTGAGCAAAAGTTTTGGGCTTCTATAAATACCTGTTGCAGTAATTCTTGCAAAAGAATAAACGGTAAACCAGTTTGTCCCTCCGTCGTCTGACTCCTCAATGTTCACATCAAGTGTTGGAGAAGTACCACTAACTATTGTAACTGGGATATTTACCTCGTATGAAGTTCCAAAAGTTGGGATAATTGCACTAGTTGTCGTGGATGTTGTAATTGGAGATGAAGCTGAGTCCGTTATCAAAGCAGGGAGTGCCATGTTGGCAGAAGTAACTGATGATACAGCTACAGTACCAGTAACAGTAGCGTTTAAGTTACCAGCAGTAGCTTGAGACACGTTCTGAATAGTTTGAGAAAATGAGTTTTGACTTAAACGAGTAAATGTTTGGACTGACCCACCCGTAAGAGTTGTTACAATGCGAAGTCTCAAGTATCTAAACTGGACGCTGCCCATCCAGATAACTTGACCAAATGCGGCAGTAATTGTTGATACATTTATTACTGGGGAGAGTAGTGCTTGGTTATAGATCGGTACGGTCTGAAAGTTAACGTTATCGTTGGAACCTTCTACGATAAATGTTCCAGCTGTTGCTGTACTTGCCACTTGGATACTAAATGATTTATATCCTGAACAATCCGTAGCTGCTGCCCCTGATGTTGTAGAAAGAATGTTGTTAACAATTGCAGTTTGAGCTGATTGTCCAGTGATAAATAAATCAGGCAATGAAATAGGAATAATTTGATCGGAAGCAATATTCACGGGTCGAGAGCTTGATATAGTTGCTGCTCCTAATGTAGTTTTTGTGTTAATCGCTGCCAACGTTGTCTCTGTTGATGCTCCAGTCGGCAATGCGCTTGATGATATAACGACTGCACCAGTATTTACTGCTGTTACCTTTGAGTTTAAGGATGAAAGAGTTGTTTCGGTAGATACCCCGGAAACACTTACAGGGACTGCCGTTGCTCTTAGTTGCGTATCTGTAAGAGGTTGGCTTAAGCCGGTACTAACCGTCCCACTAATAGGCAAAGGGTTAGTGAGTTTAGTATCAATTGATGCTAGCGAGGCATTGCCTGTAGTCTGAAGTGCAGCAGTAGCAGCTCCCGTAGGAAGTGGTAATGAGACAGCACTGATTGGTTGTGTATCTCCAGGCTTAGTTCTAGTAGAAAGTAGGACATCTAAGTTATCCGTCTTAGCTTTAATAAGTGCCAAGGTTGTTTGGGTTGCAAAATCTTTTGCATTTAAAGTTATTAAGCTTGCATCAAGTGCCAAGCCAGCAGTTGTTCCAATATTTGATGTAATTGTACCAGATACGGGTACAGCCGTTGCTCTTAACTGAGTGTCTGTTAAAGGCTGTGAGAGCCCCGTGCTGACGGTTCCACTGACGGGTAATGGATTAGTTAGCTTTGCATCTATAGACGTTAATGAGGCATTTCCAGAAGTTTGCAGAGCACTTGTTGATGCACCTGTGGGCAATGAGCTAGATGCTATTGTTACAGCAGAAGAGTCGTAAATAATCTGTAGAACATCTCCTGCACTATGTGTTGTCGTATCAAAATCTAAAGTCAAAATATTTGTAACAAAACTAGTATAGCCATAACCGGCACCTAGAGCTGGTCCATAGATAAATGTCTTCCTTGTTTCGTTAACAACAGAATAAAGCAACTTTAAATCAAAGCCAGAAATTAAAGAGAAATCTAAAGTCTTAGATGCTGGTACGAATGTTACTGTTCCTGTTAAGACTGATTTCATGTTTATCCTAAATAATATGCATAAGCCGCAGCTTGTACAATTGTAGCTTTTAAGTTTAATGCATTTTGTGTTGCTGTAGATATTGGTTTGCTTACATCAGAAGTATCGTCTACATTTGAAAGACCAACATCAGACTTAGTTAAAGTCTTCCATTGAGTGTTGTAGTCTGTAGCATCTATTTTAGCTAAGACTTGACCTGCAGTTCCGCCAGTTATAACACCTGCACCGGTAGCTCCAGTGGCACCTGTAGGTCCTGTAGGTCCTGCTGGACCAGCAAATTGCTTCCAAACATTTGGAACAACTGAAACCAAAAACCAAGATTCATTAGTATCTAATTGCCAAGCTATTTTATGTATATCTATTGACGTTGCTACTATTGCTAGTCTAGCAGTTGCATCTGCAACTTCCCACGTAACTGGTGTATGTATGTTTAGCCCAGCTAGATCTTTATGTGTAGACACAGTCATATTTACCCAATTACTATAAAGTTTCCGTCATTATCAATGATATACGCTTCAACCGATGTTTGTCTATAAAGTAAAGGAGGAGGAGCTAATAACTCATAATGTGCTGTTATTAGTTTGGTCATATCAAAATATGTACCCGGATAAATATCACCAGAAAATGGATTATATAAAAAAGGCATTATATTCTCCTTGCTCTTAGAGTTACATTTTTAGTTGTATTTGTATATGTTATCTCAACAGTTGCTTGAAGAACACCAGAAAGATAATAACTATACACTTCAATAACAGAACTTGGAAATGTAGTTTGAAAATCATCAAACTGAACTCCACCAAGTAAATTTCCTGCTGTCTTTGTGTTAATTGATGATAGTGTACTATTTCCAATTACCTGATTAGCTGCTGTAGCATCTCCACCACCAGAGCCACCGCCTGTAGCCTGATTAAAGATATAACCAGAAGCTATAAGCATCCCAGAACCGTCTACAACAAGCACTACGTACCTTATAAAGTCATACGTAGATATGTCTAAGGTTCCAGTAACAGCACCGGGTATTGTAGCTATGTCATACCAGTTCTTAGAATTTCTAAGTCTTCCTTGAACTTCAATCTGACTAGATGCACCAACACCGGTTACTTCAAATCTAAGTTTAGTTTCAGCAAAACAAGACTGTCCTTTCTCTCCACCAATAGGGCCTAACGATCCATCAAGTGGAACCGTTACGTTATATTTAGCTTCTGTACCAGTATTGTTTAGCATTTAACCTTCGAATTTATTGGACTTACATAGATTATCTTTTTCTTTTAATATTTGCAAGTTTGCTGGAACATGTAGTCCACATACCTGACTATTAACAAGGGCGATTATGTGATCAACATGGTGCGTAACCCCAGTCTCTTCTATCAATCGATCTCTTTCAATATATATGTCTAATATTTCTTTTTTAAACATATCTCCACCAATCATAGCTTGAACAACTGCTTTTCTTCTTTTCATATTAGACCAAATAACTTTTTCCTTGTTTAAGGATTTCCATTTTTTAACATTTTCCATGTGTCTTTCATAGTTTTCTTGCGTCCATTTATGAGCTTTTTCTTTTTGATATATCTTATATTCTGGTGTATTTCTTTTATTTTTTGTTTCTTCCTTGGTTTTTATTCTATTATTTTTTTGCGCCTCTCTACGTTTTTCTTTATTGTTTTCTCTATATTCCTTATTTTTTTCTGCAAGCTTTTCTTTATTATTTATTTTGTATTCCCTAAGTCTTTCTCTTTCTTTTTCTTTAAACTCAGAATTATTCATTTTTTTGGAATAAGTTTTCTTTTTTTCTTCATTTATTTTTTCTTTATTTTTTTCATAATATTCTTTTTGTTTTGCTATTTTTTCATCTCGATTCTCCAAGTAATTAATCTTTTCTTTTTCGGATATCTCTTCCTTGTTAGATAAATAGTAAATCCTATCCCACAACTTTTTTTTCATTTTTCCATCAGATAATAATTTTACAGCAAGCTTTAATTTTTCAATCTCATTCATTTTTTAGCTCCGTTTATGCGTTTAACTTCAACTCTGAATAAATAATATAATCTTCATATAAACTCGTCAATAAAAAAGGACAAAAAAAGGGAGCCGAAGCTCCCTCTCTAGGTTTACTATGTAAGTAGTTGCAATAATTACAATGCCAAGTTTTTAATTTGACCGTGAAATGTTGGAATGCAATAGTTTTCCATGTAGCCGCCATAACGAGCTGAGTAAGAATCTGATCCTGTATCTCTAAGAAACACAGTTCCATCCTCCTCAAACCACTGAACTCCACCAGGTCTCATAGTGATAGTGATGTAGTTATCATTTAATAACCACAATTCATCGTCTTTTACAAAACGTTCGTAAACTACAGGTACGATACCAGCAGTTGACATGAATTGAAGACCATCAAAAGAGAATTGTCCAGCGTACTTACTATCTTTTGGAGATAGGTTGTAGCGTTTTTGGTTTTCTTGTAGAGCTAATAGTTTTTGGTATTGTTTAAATCCGCAAACAATTAAGTTAGGAACTTTACCAGACTTACGTTCAATTTTTAACATTTCTTGGTTGATTAGATCTACAGTAATTGCCGCTGCACCAGCGTCAAGAACTTGCATAGACCATCTTCTTTGTACTGCTACGTTGTAGATTGTACCAAGACCAAGAGCTGAAAGTTGAGCGATACCTCTTAAACCAGTAATGTCGTTTAAGTAAGAGTTTTGCATAGCAATACCATCGGTAATTGCTAGCTTGTTAGATCCGTATAAAATTGAAAATGTTTGTGATGATACAGTCTGACTTATTGCTACTGTTATAACAGTAGTTGAAGTAAAAGCTGTAATAACAGCAGTAACACCGTTAGCAAAAACAATAGTAGCTCCAATCATACCAATTACAAATGTTGTACCAACACCTGTAACAGTTGTTCCAGCTTGAGACGCTGTACCTGTAGTGTATGAAGTACCAGCAGCTACCAATGCAGCAAGGCGAGTAGATGAACCTACAAGAGATACAGTTTGTCTAACAACGTCTACTGCTTGAATTTCAAGAGCAGTAACTTCAGCGGCCCCACCTGAGTTATCAGTAGCAAGACCAGTTACTACGTTTACCAAGTCTCTTTCTTCAAGATTTGCATCAAAGAAATTACCATTTGATAAACTTAGGACGTACGGGCTAGAAGTTGAACCAGCACCATAAACTGAAAGTGCGCCATCTCCTTTTCCAAGGATAGCTGAGCCATCAGCAAAGAACATTCTTGACATGTTTCTCATAAAAGATTCAAGAGTTTTCTTTACAGTTTCTGCCATAGCTTTAACGAAAGCACCTTCTGATTGCTCAGAGGCTTTAATTGCTTCTCTTTCTACCTGGCATACAGCATAGATTTTTTTAGAGTTGATAATCGAACCTTCATACTTTCCTACGTTTGCAGTAGGAAGTGCTCCAGATCCAACACCACCAGAAAAACTTAGTGGATTAGATACGAACATGTCTTTACCAACGAAATCGCTGTTTTTGTTAAGACGTGACCAAGTTACGTTAGATGCATTGAATACAGCATCACTCATTTTCCAAAATTTACGTTTAAATACGTTTGTTGCGGTTACTAAACTAAAAGCTGACATTTTTAAATCCTTTGTTTGTTAATTTTTATAATAATTAAGCATTTCATCTAAATCGGCATCCTCACCTTTTGCAGACGAAACACGGTTAACCTTAGGAGCTTTTGCTGCTAAGATTTGAGCTGACTTTAACGCTCCTCTTTGTGGGTCCATAGAATCTAAAATTTCATCAACAGTTGTCTCTGGAAATTCCCTTAAGATATTAAAAACAGTCCTTGTTCTTGAATCTTGTGTAGGATCAGAACCAATTGCCTTAAAAACTTCTACAACTTTATCCAGCGTTGGTTTTTGCTGCGCATACTCAACTACCTTCTGTGCTGTTAAATCCTTGTGACCTGCATTGACTAACTCACTTTGAAGTTCATCGTACTTAATAGAATCTAAGCCAGCATTCTTTATGAGTTCGGAATCTTTTTTAAAGCTCTCATCTCTGAGTTTGGCTTGATTATCCCGTTCAGTGAATCCCTGCTCTTTTCTACGCAAGTAATCATTTTCCTTCTTAGTGTAATAAGCATCTCTTTCTACGTCCGTCATGTTAAAAAACTTGGCGTAATCAGGTAATTGATGCTCAAAAACAGCTCTCTCAAATAGATTACTATTTATTCCCATTTTGTCAAGTAGTTGATTTACTGCTTCTAGTGGATTTTTATCCATATATCCATTTTTTTCATATTGACTTACTAAAGAATCAAAAGATTGACGCAAATCACCTATTTCTTGCTTTACGTATCCATTAAATTCATTCAATTGAGTTTTCTCAGTTTCAAATGCCTTTTTGGTTTTATCAAATTCAGTAAAGCGTCTTTGTATTTCTTGCTGACCTGAATAAGAGTTAATGACATCTTTCAATGGAACTTCAGTCTCAGCTCCATTAATTTTTACCTTTACCATCTCCGGCAATTCGTTAGACTCTTTAATTACATCTTTGCTAGTTTCGGCAGTAGTTTCTTCCTTGACTTCTTCTTTAACTATGTCTTTTGCAACTTCGTTGTTAAGTTCGTCTGGCAAATTTGTCTTATCTTCCTTTAATTTTACTCCATTTGATGCTGCAGGAGTTTCATCCTCATAATTATCGTAAAGATTCATTACATCTTCAACGCTTTTAACCATAGGCTTAGAATCGGCAGATCCTGCTGGCTGGCTACCGCTTGTTACATCGGCAGACATTGTTGCCGTTGCATCCTGACTAATCATTGTGTTCATTACATCACTAACGCTCATTTAAAACTCCTTATTGATTCTGCCTTACCATGTTCGCAGCAACTGCACCTGTATTAATTGGTGTTTGGTTGATGGGAGCCGGAGCAGGGTTTGTAGGGACCATTGGTACTGCAAATAACACTGGGAACATGTAAAATCTTTGCATTTGCGCTGCAAATATTGGCGACTTGATTGCCTTGTTGAACATAAGACCTTCCATAACCATAATATATTCTTTTAATGCCTGCAATATGTCTTGGTCGGCATCTTTGTAGGTGCGCTCTTGAAGCGTTTTAAGCAGCATAGGATACATTACAATAAAATCGTCCCACTCTTGTGGCTCTTGTATTGGTATGCGCTTTAAAATGCTATTTATTACCGTCTCAGCAACTTTAACTGCAACTGACGCTTTCGCTTTAAACCGTTCGTCGTTAGAAAGATCTAGCATTTGTGAAATTTCTTCTTTTCCAAACATAGGATCAGCTTGAGTAGCTGTGTTTAAGTCCAAAATAGCTGAAATTCTACCTGCTTTAGAGTCCGGTAAGGAAGAAGCATTAAGAATTCTTACGTCATAGGCGCAATTAAAATCTGCTTGCTCAAATGAATTAATCAAATACGAGTTATCCGCACCAAGAATACGAACCATACGTCCATCTTCTTTTTTGTAATTATCTCCCATAACAGAAATCATCATTTTGTACGTATCTCTAATCCTTTTTAATCTTTTTGCGATACCAGTCGATTGTCTTTGTTGATCTTGCTCATCTAAAAACTGAAGTGCTACTGCTGCCTTAATCCCAACAGGCGGTTCCCCTCGGGCCATACTATCCACCATAGACATTGATTGAATATATTTTTCAAACTTATCAGGCATTGCATATAAATCTTTATTAATAGCAGAATAAGTAACCATTTGTGGTGCTATTGGTCCCGAGTATTCTATAATACCATACTCATTATTTAACTTATCTCTATGTACCGTTCCCTTTGGCATTACCCATTTAGGCATACTAGAAACAGCAATATTGCGAGAGATAGAAGCCATACACATATTATGTAAATTCTGGAGTTGAGCGATATTAACAAGAAAAGGTCTGCCATGTAATTCATCAGGGCAAGATATATCAGTATCAAAAACACATGGTAACTTTCCATGTGAGTAAGGTAGAGGCCCATCTTCGAGAATACATCCAATAACATAAACAACTTTTGCCCCTTGTGGTAAAAATTTTGTCTTTCTATGGTAATATGTAAAAACTGCCGCGTGATTCTTTCTCTTCTTGATTGCATAATCTGCACTATCATAGAAAAAATAATCATCGTTAATTGTAATTTCATCTGCATGTTCAGGGTATAATGCTTTTAAATTATCTAAATGCATCCAATCCATTACTGTTATGTCATCAACTTCATTCCAGTTATTACAATTCTGTTCCGGAAAACATCTTTCAGGGCCTATAGCTTCAACCGATACATCGCCAATAGTTACTGCTGACTCAATAAATTGACCCTCTATAGGTTGCCCATTTTTATCTAGTCTAGGAATTTGAATTCCCCTTGACATAGCTGACTTATACTCTGGATGCACATCTCCACTAGTTTCGTCCCAAGTAACAAAAGTAAAAGACTCTCCTCTCATAAAGTTAAGCCTATCACCATCTGAAAAAATAGTATCAAGATCAATTTCTTGTGCCCTATTGTCCAATAACAATTTTATTGATGTAGCATTATTAATATCGTCAATTTCATCATTGTTAGGAATAACAGCATAACCTGGTTTATTTCTAGCGCGTTGAGATACTTTGGTTTCTAGCATTTCTTGTACAAAGTTTACGGCCATACGAGGTTGCTTTGTACCAGAATAAGAATCATCATTTTCGTTACGTCTATAATCCATAGATTTGTAATGAATACCTTTAAATAAAGCTTCATATTTTCTATACATTTCAATTCTGCTTGACGCTGCATTAAACTTTGTCTTAATATCTTCTTGTAACCACTTTAGCTTTTCGTCAATTGGAGCATTTGCAATAGTAAAATACTTATGCTTGTTTTCATGTTCTTCATACATGTCATAGTTTTCACCAAATAAGTCTAAGTATGTTCTCATTAATTACTCCTTAAATTATAAAATCATCACCATTATCTGGCGCAAATCCTTCTAAAAATTCTTTATTTTTTTTAGCATCTACATCTGGCACAGGAATAGGCATATATTCTACTCTATGGGTGCTTTTTTTAAATGCTTTTAATTCTATCAAAGTGTATAACGCAATTGCAATAGCTGGCAAACTAATAAGAATGCTCAGAATCGTACAGGTCATTATCAAAATCTCCATAAATACCTTCTCCTTTTAAACTATAATCTTCACTGATTCTAAAACCTCTTCTTTCTGGAAACAATTCATGCTCGGTCATTGGCTCATCCATTTCCACCTTGTGGTAGTTGGCCGCATTGTATATGTATCTAAGCGTATCAATAGCATGATCATTCTCTTTTGGGATCTTACCTTTATCATCCGTAGCATATTTCTCCATCTCCCAAAATAACCCTTTGTCAGACTGTACACATCTTTCAGACATGTAAAAATTCTGTGGCTTAACGAGTACATCCTTCATCATGGATAATTTATTCTCTTTATTCTTAAGATCTTTCGTACACGGTATAAGATTAATATCATCGATGTACGCAGGAGACTGAGCCTCATTCATAAACCAAGTGGCGGCATAATCATATACGCACAACCAAGAATCTTGATGAGGCATTATCTCTCTCATAATCTTAATTGCTTTAGGCAAAATATTATCTACTCTACACTCTTCTAACTTAGTTGCATAGATTTGATCCAATACAAAAACTTGCTTGGTGTAACGATTAATTGCTACGGCCAAAAATGCAAAGCATGTTGCAGATCCAGGATCAAATCCACCAAAAAAATCCCAAGACTTCGGATAACATCCAATTATATCCATCATGTCTTTATAATATTTAATATGTCTATCTTGACTGAGCATTGGGAATATATTATTCCCTGCTGCTCGCACTCGCATTGCAAGATATTCCTTCTGCCACTTCCAATATTCACCCTTAGCTCGTAATTCTTCCTCTTTTCTGGCAAAAAACTCTTTGCTAATATGGGGATTAGTCATACTCGGCATACAGATATGAAACCCAACCGGAGAGTTCAACGCCTCATCAGCAATACTGCACCACCTAGCAAATGAATCCTCACTCGCATCAGGAGGAGTACCAATAATCATCAAAGGTGCGTCTGTGATACCCAAATTAGGCTCAAAACCATCGTGAAAATTTGGATTATGATCTTTAAACTCGTCGTAAACCACCAGCCCGGTTGCAGAATACCCGCGACCCTTTTCATAGTTATCAGCTCCGTCACACTTGATAAAAGATCCATTCCTAAAAGATACCCTAAAATCACTATTATTAACCGTAATTCCATACTTCTCCATCATCTTCTGCGGTAAAAAGAAAGGCAATCGTCCGTTAGCCCAAACTAAATCTCGTATCTGGTCACGGTAAGGAGCAATGTAATAACAAAACTGCTTGGGATTCATCATGCAAGTTCGAAAAAGACTGTAGATTAGCATCTCCGTCTTGCCCCACTTACGCCCACACTCTACAAATATTCTCTTCTTCCCTGCTGTAAATAGCGCATGACCAACATTAATTTGCCCACGATGCGGAGTAAATGTTAAGTGTAAATCAGTTAACACTTGGCTATGGTATAGTGCCTTATCTTCTATTTCAGCCAAGGCAATACCTCAACTGACTCTACATCTATCGCATTAGCAAAAGGATCATTAGCTATAATCTCCCTTGCCTCTGCCATACTTAGTCCCTTATATTCAATTGTCTCAGTGGCAAGCCCACTTTCAAGACGTACAATTTTATCTAAACTCGTTACTATACCAGCAATTTTAGCCAACTCATCTACTGATAACTCCTTTCCATCCAAGACTTCTTTATGCAAATTATCCAACGACCTAGACAATATGTTAACCGCCGTGCCAGTTATTTTATCCAGTGCCATTGCCTTATCCATCAAGAATGAAATAATAGTTGCCGAACTTGCATGTTGCCTTTCATAGTAAAGACAAGCCTTGTCAGTACCCTTACCATCCAGCCCAAACACCAGCAAGCGCACAGTATCTTGATCTAAATTTATCTTAGTACATATATCAGTTAACTCATGCCCAGCAAGATACATCCAGCGAATCTGTTCACGCTGTTTATTGGACAATTTTTGAATAATTATATCACTCATTTCTTTCCAGCAGGTGGAAGATCATACGCCATGTTTACTGATTTTATACAAACTTCCCGATAAGTAACTACACTTTCCAATTGCAACACCGGCTTTTTGTGTAACATGCCCTTAATAGACTCATCAATCTGACGATTGATCTCTATCTGTGCAAGATGCTGAATTAAATCTAATGATACTGTAGGATGATTATGCTGAATAGCTGATAATAGATCTGGTTTATCCATATGGACTCCGATTAATGTGAATTTAATATTACTGTAACAATAGCTCTTTCAACTTGTCAAACTGATCTTCCGATCTTATCAAGAAATAATATCCACCTTGCTTCTCCACCATCTTCTGAAAGTTCTTCTGCTCTTTACTCTGAACTGATGTCGCCCCTGTCTTAATCTCAATAGCGGTGAAGATACCTTTGTTACTGATTCCAATAATATCTGATGAACCTACCAGCCCATAACGCTGGAAGTGTCCGTTGGCGGTCTTAACTGCTCCTGTGGCATTACTCCAGAATCTTCCTAGGTTGTTAGAACTAAGGTACAGCAAAGTCTTGTTGACTAGCTCGTTGTGAATTTTGTATCTA